TTTTATAATGATAGGAAAGGCCGAAAAAATTCCACCCCAAAAGCAATATTCACAACTGCTCTTTCTCCAGACGGGGCTATAATTTCTCTTGTTAAGTCCAATCTTGGTTCATTTTCAAACATAAAACTTCTTATGTGTTTTGAATCAACTATTGGCATTGTTTCAATGAATTTTGCAATATCACCTTTATTTGAATTACCATCAACCTCAACAATCATTTTACCCAATCTAATTGTAATTGTTGGTTGTAATCTTCCTTGTGGGTACATATCAAGTGTTTTTTCAATTTCAAGATAATCTCGTAAAGTTAACGGTTTTAATTTAACACTTTTATTACTTCTTGGGAGTACTGTTGTGAATGTTCCGTCTGAATCTGGATTTAATTTATTTTTTTTAATATTTAATTCATCTAATAATACCGTACTTTCAAATAATTTTCCAGTACCCGGATCAGTTACATTTACAGAATATTCCGGACCAAAAGATGTATTTCTTAAAAAAATTAATATTGCTTCAATATCACCATCAAGTAAATCTTCCGGTCTTAAATCTGGTTCATATAATTTATTTCTTAATAATGGTAAAATAATTGTTTCTTTAATTGTTTTATTACCATCGATATTAACTAATATATTTTCATCAGCTGCGGTTAAATAACCGACCTTAACCGAACTTTTTTTACTCGGATAAAAAATACCACCAGATGGTAAAGGTACCACATCATGTGGTAAATTAAAATTCATTTGACCATATTCATTAACATTTGTTTCCATAATTGTTTTTTATTATAAAAATAGTTGACTTATGTTTTTTGTAAATAAAAAACCTATATGTCTATGAAAACATATAGGTTTAATAATAATTTTATTGAAAATAAATTAGTACACTAAAATACAACGGTCCATACGTAGTGTTGCACTAATGTCAGCAATAGCATCTTGTGAATAAGATAATGAACCAAAGTTAACATCTGTCATAAATGTACCTTCTAAAATCCATTTCTCAACAACAACTCCGGTTGGATCCAACATTTCTAAGTCAATATTCTTTTTATAACCAGCAGCATAACCCATACGACCAGTTACAGACTCAGCACATAAACGTACCCATTCCATTAATGCTTGTGATGCTGAAGGTCCAATTGGATCTCTAAATTTAACAGTGATTGGGTCCCAGTTAAATCTACCAGCAACATAAGTTGATGTATTTAAGAACTGAATTTCAGTTGAACCGATTTTAATTGATGGTCTAGATGCACTTTCTACGAACCACTCATTAATTCCCAAACTTGACGGGAACCTTACAATAAACCTGTTCTGTCTTTTCGGTTCGTACGGAACTGGCATTTTCATTAATAAATCAGCCATAATTATTTAATTTTTTTAATTGTTTATTTTCTTTATTTGATAAATATACCCTTATGAAAAATTTTTCTATTTACTTTAAATTTTTTTCAAAATATACTTATATAGTAAGTTACTTAATTAATACTTTAATATTTTTTCTTTTCTCCTCCTGCTGTTAAATAAGTCTGTAAAATATTATCATCTTTTTTATCAAAATGTTTTTTCATAGATTCTACATTTCTTACATCATCATCTGAAAAACCAATAAATGGTGTAAAATAATTACTTATTTTATTTTTCATTAAAGCTTTTGTTTGTAGTTGATATGACATTTGTTTAACGTAATTAACAAATTCCTCCATAGCATTTATTTTTCCTTGTTCCGGATTTGTTGCCGAACCTTCGCCAAATGAAACCGGGTAAAATCTACACATATCAAGATAAGCTCTAATTAACTGATCTTTTGTTAATTTATCTTCATCAGCAAGATTCCTATATTTAAGTAAATTTTTTGCTAATTGGTTTGAATCAATCCCGTACATATTTTTTTTAATTAAATTGTATACACCTTGTTTTAAAATTGATGGTGTATGTCCTCTTGCAGTAACGATTGAGAATATTGACCCGTTATTAATTGCTTCCACAAAATCAGACCAAGCCGGTCCAGTTGGTGCTTTCATAGCATCTGTTAAGAATTTCTTATCTCCGGCAACGCTAAAGTCTCTAAAAGGATTTTCGTCAAAACCAACGATTTTATGTCCCTCATATTCAAACTCGTCTTTACCAATCTGCGTCCTATGTTCAGCAAAATCTTCCGTTGACATACCAACAGATTTTCCGTTATTATCTTTTAAATAAATTTTTGTTGGCATAAACATAAGATTATCATCCCAGTCAAATGAATAGTACTTCATTACCGGTGTGTGTTTCTCATCGATTATTTCATTAATGATTTGTCTAACTAAAACTTTGTAATTCATATTAATAAATACTTGTTAAAATAAAAAAAGGGGAACTATTGCTCCCCCCTTATTTTCTTTTATCTTATTATACATCATCAAACGACGCACCTGTAGGTGTAATGTAGAATGTAATGTCAATAAATTCAAGAGATTTTGTTGGTTTGATATAGATTTTACCAACCATTTGGTTTTTATCCAAGTCTTCAGTATCATTTGAAACTGTTACACGGAAATCATATAAACCTCTATCTCTTCTAATTGAATCTAATATTGGATTAACCGCATTCAAGAAGTCTTGTCTTACTTGTTGGTCGTTTTGGTCAAACAACAGTCTTACAGAAACAGCAGAAATTAATTTTCTAGCTTGTAATAACAATCTTCTAACATTAATTCTATCAAGAGCAGATTCTCTAACTTGAAGAGTTTTATTACCCCAGATTACAGTACCAACATCAGAGAAGGTTGCGATTGGGTTAATTCTTCCAAGGTATAGAGTATCTCTATCTTCTTGTGTTAACTTCTTACGAGCTTTAATTGCATTTACAATACCACGAGTATAACCTGCTGCTGCAAACCAAGGGAAAGCAATATTATCAGTCAAGGCCATATTTCTTACAACTTCAGCTGTTGCTGGAATGTAGATTTGTGTATTGTTTACACTATCTCTTGTTAATACCCAAGGATAATATGTGGCAGTATAGTTTGAGTCAATCCCACTTTCTTCCAATATATCAACAGCTTCAGTTGGATAAATTAAATTATCACCGTCTGTTGTTGTAGATACGAATAGATTATAATCCGGTAAAGTTGCGATATATAATGAATCAGCTCTTTCTGTTTCCACCATATCGATAGTTCTCTCAATTAAATCTGAATTGTTTTGAATATCAATACCTGGTGTTACAAACAAGTTAATATTAACCGCTTCAGGATTTGCAAATGTTCTAATACCTAATAGATATGCGTAGTAATCAGTATTTCCAAATTCAACACTTCCATCACCAATTGCAATTTGTTTGAATAATCCGTTACCTTTACCTTTAGGGAATCTTGTTGAGCTACAAGCGCCATTTAAGAAACCACTTCTACCTAATGTGTATTTATCACCATTTGTTCTATAATCTCTGTAGATATCCCAACCGTCAAATCCACCATAAACCATAACTGTGAATTTTCTTGCATTAAGTCTATAGTAAGGATCTTCTGGATTTTCTGGTTCAGAAGAAAATGGTGCCGCACCAACTTCAAATGCTGTAGTACCACTTGATGCAAATGAACTTGAGATTGTAATACCACTAGCAAATTGGTCCATATGGAATCCTTTAGTTTTGTAATCCCAATCAAACGGTTCACCAGTACAAATATTAAATGGTTTTCTCTTACCTTTATATTGGAAGAAGTCTGTATCAACACCCCAATATGAACCTAAACCTAAATATGTTCTTTTAACAACATCTCCAGGACTTGTGAACGCATCGTCACCTCCACTTGCAAGACCAAAAGGTGGGTTAAATACTAATTCACCAGGTGTAAAGTATTTTGTTTTGTAAACTGGGAATGGTGATGTCCCACCAGGATATTCTCTAAACACATAACCTTCAAAACCACAAGGAATTGCATCAATTGGTGCGTCCTCATTCATCTCAACAAGTACATATCTAGACTTTAATTCGTATTCACCATCTAATGTACCAATTTTTTTAGCAATAAAGTTATTTTGTGACGGGTCCATAGAACAGTTTGTGAATTTTTCTAACACAACTGGGTTTGCATCACTATCAAAATAATCTCTAATTAAAACTGTAAATGTTTCATTATTAAATGATAAGTCACTAAATGAAATTTTAACTTCTGTGTTAGCACTATTACCATCAGAAATTGTATATAATTTAAATAGGTTAAAAACTTTTGAACCTCTTAATTCAGATACAACCCAAGGTGTACTTGGTGATTGGAATCTTTCTAAATAGTAACCAATACTATTTGGATCATTGCTTTGTGCTCCTTCGGTAACAACAAGCTCTGAACTTAAACCTCTAATGTAACCTTTACTCCAAGCATAATTTAATAAATTCAAATAAGATTCTTCAACCATTAATGGAACATCAGTTCTTGGTTTGTCAAAGTTTCCTCTACCAAACACTTTATTAATATTTTTGGAATCACTATTAGATAATGAAACTTCAAAATCAAAATCTTTACCATTATCATTTGTTACACCAATACTAAACGGTAAGAATGGATTTTTCTTAACACCAACATATTGTCCTGTCATATCTAATACAACATTTGACAAGTTTGTAACCTCATAATCCGGATTAATTTCGTCAGAGTATGATGAAAAACCTCTTGATCTTAAAGTTGTAACTACTAAATCATCATATTGTGTAAATGAAGTACCAGTATAATAATAAAGCATACCAACAACAGTACCTGTATAACATAAATTAGGTGTTGGTGGTATTGTTGTAGTTGTTGTTGTAGGTAAAATAGGGTCACATACAAATTCAATATCAATTGTAATATTATTTGGATCTAAAATTGATGGGTCACTTGAAACTAAATTAGTTAAACCTACAGTACCAGCCAATCTTTGGTAATCTTCATTACTTAATACAACAGTTGTACAACCACTCAAATCTCCAGTTTCAATTGTAACATCATCACTTATTACAATTGGGAAACCACTAGTTACGTTTAATGTAGCATCAAAAGATAATGTTACATCATTTGGGACAGCAACTGTAGAATCTAAACAGAATCTAACAACAATTGAACCTGGTGCAACTGTTACTGTAAATGTAATTTGACCTTGGAAATTATTTGTTGTTGTAGTTGTTGTTATTGGGTTTAACATTGGACTAAAATTAGACAATGCGTAAGTGTTTGTTAAGGTAAGTCCGGTTACAGTTGTAAAGAATGAGTAACCAGAATATAAACCACCACCAGTATTCTCAAATAAAGCATAATACCAAGAATCATTTAATGGTGAAGCTTTATCTAAACTTTCAAAAGATAAGTTTTCAACAGCAAACACGTTTGTTTCAGCGGTGTAACCATTATTTTTTAAGAATGTATAATCCGCACTTGGTAATGAACCAAAATATTTTATATTTTGATCTTGTGCAACAAATGGATTATTATTGTTTATAATATCAGAAATTAATCCATTTATTTGCGTTCTTAATGTCGATAAGTCACCATCAAATTCTTCATACTGTGTATCTAAAATACTTTGTATTTCACTTGGGAATGTTGTTAAATAAGCAACATCACCAGTGTTTAATGTGCAAGCACTAAAATCAACAACAAATGGTAATTCTTTTTTAATAACACAAGACGGTTCACATAAAATAGTTCCACCACTTAAACACCAGTAATCTAATGTTGCGGGGTCAAGATTAGCTTTTGTTAATATAGACCAAGATGGTCCAGCGTCGTAACCAGATAATCCTAAAATTCTAGTTACAAATAATTGATTTGATTGTTGTAAATATGCTTTAGCAATATATGCTGATTCATATTTAGGGATTTGTGTTCCAACAAATTTTTCTGCTGAAGTACCACCAAAATACGATTGGAATTCATCATAGTTTCGTACAAAGATTGGTTCAAATGCAGGTCCTTTAATTGTTTCACCTACAATACCTAATGTTGTTACACCAACACTCTGTGCTACAAAACTTAAATCAACTTCCGATGTGTAAACACCTGGAGATACAAAAACTTTACTATTAGTAGCCATTGTTTTTTTAATGTTTTATAAATTTATTTTTATAATAAATATTAGTGTTTTTAGTAAAAACTTTACTTATTATAAACTATTTATATTTTGGTAAGATTTTTTTCTACCTTTTTTCTACCTATGGATAAAGAACCTAAAAAGATTAAAAATTTAAAGATTGATAAGGATGTTCACGATATCTTAAAAAAGTATTGTGATAAACGAGGCCTTAAAATGTATAAGTTCCTTGAAGGTCTTATAGTTGAGAAATGTACGGAGAAAAAGGATATATATGGTGAGAATTAACTAAGTCCCTGGATATATTCTAAACTAGCCACCTTTGTTGCGTCAAGCCTAACAATCTCAAATAAAATTGTATCATTTGTATTAACTTGTATTGATTGTAAATCATTACCATAATAGTCACCGTTTATAAAAACTTGAAAAGAACTAACATTATCTGAATTACTTAAATTAAGTGTTAATGTATAATTAAATAATTCTTCAACTTGGTCACTTGTAGTTGGGAAAACTAAATCATAAGTTGCCGGTTCTGGTGGTACTGACCTTTTTTGTCTTCTTTTTTTGTATGGTGTTTCAGTCTCAAATATTTGAAACGACCTTGTTATTGCTGGACTTACCTCAAATTGGTCTTCATCAATTAAAAACCCCATCATTGTAAATTCGTATTTTTGTATGTAGTACTTTCTTTTTTCTAAATCCATAACAGATTCGTCAGTAATACTATTTAGTTTAATAGGAATATAATGACCCTTAATTGTTTGGTATGCTTGTAATGATGCGAATTTTTCAATTACGATTTGATTAAATCTATTAACTTCTCTCATTCTATTACAAATAATTGCGACAGTATATGTAATATCAACTGGAACCGGTTGAGGTATTTTATAAATGTCATAGCCATTTTTATTGCCGTCCCAAGTTGGTACCTTAGCATAAAAATATAATCTTCTATTTGGTATGTTATAAACAATTGACGGGTTATTACCGTATTTAACTTCCGGTGTTCTAATTACCGTAATAAAAGGTGGTTCGGTATTTTTATCAATATTTTGAAAATCCCAAGTCTCAACAAACTGAGCCCAATTTTGTGTTGTGATTAAAATATCAATCATCGGTATTGTTTTACCCTCAACAACACACTTTAACTCATCACGAACAAAATCTAAAAATCCACGGTCAAGATCAGCATGTAGTAAACTTTTTGGTAAAAACGTACCATCAACTTCTATCATATCACGAAGTTCCCGTCTTCTTGGTAGAAGTGTTTTTGATTCCGTAAGTGGAATATATTTTTTAATTTTTTTTGGTAAACCCATTATTATAATGCTCTAAATTCATTCGGTCCAACAGGGGCCGCAATTATTGTTTTATAAAAAGGTCGATAACCTTTATATGTATGTTTAAAATCAGATAGTACTCTACCATCATTTACAACTGTATAATACCTAACAAAATTTTCAGTATCGTAATAACCAACATAATCACCATAATCAATATCAATATCTAATTCCTCCAATGTTTTTAAATAAACAGAAATTGTAATATTTCCAGGTTCTATTTGTGCATTTTTAGTTGACCCAACATTTTTATTTTCTGGTGTTGCAATTTGGACAAACGCATTAAACTCAATCGGAGGTAAAAATTTAATACCGTCTGAAACTGTTTCACCATAGACATCATCAGTTTTTGTTTTAGTTTTATCAACTTTATATAAAACACAAGTAAAGTTCATATCACCAACTAACCATTCTTGACCCATCTCAATTTCAAGATTAAAGTCACTATCACCAAAAAATTTACCAAGTCTTGTTATTGGAACTCTATTATCCATAATTGTTATTTATTGATAAATATTGTTTTTATTGTTATTTTTATGTATAACTATTAATTTTGGAAATTCAAAAACAACTAATAGAACACAAAGCCTTGGATTTGTTAGACACATATAGTGGTGCTAACAACTATATTCTATATATGAAATCAAAAATGGAAACAAACAAAAAGTTTTTTCCAACAAGAACTCAAGCGGATTACATTGTAAATTATTTTGATACAAAACCAAAGGTTGCTCGTAAGTGGGTTTTTCTTGATACATATTTTGCAAAAAAGTTTGCAACCGAAAGATACTTACTTGAAACCCCAGAAAAACTTTATATTGAAAAGTTATTAGTTGAGAAGGATAAATCATATCATATATGGGGAAAATTTTTTGAGAAAGATAATTTATCTGAATTTTGGGTTCCAAAATCATCTTTAATTAAAACACACACTATCGATAAAGTTGAAGTTGATTATTCTAAATATAATCACCGTCCACCACTATCACACCAAAAAGAAGCAATTGAAAAACTTGTTGGTTCAAAAAGATTTATTCTGGCTGACGATATGGGACTTGGTAAAACCACCTCAACAATTATTGCAGCTCTTGAAACAGGTGCAAAAAAGATTTTAATTATTTGCCCGGCATCACTTAAAATAAATTGGGAAAGAGAAATTGCAAATTATTCAGATAGAACCGTATATATTGCTGAAGGTAAGAAATTTTCAACCGAACACGATTTTGTTATTGTAAATTACGACATATTAAAAAACTTCCACGACCCAAAGGATAAGGAAAATTCATTGCTTGTAAAATCCGGATTTGAATTAGTGATTTTAGATGAGGCCCATATGATTTCAAATGCTCAAGCCCAAAGAACAAAAATTATAAACAATTTTGTAAAAGATGTTAAAAGAGTTTGGTTGTTAACCGGAACTCCAATGACTTCTCGTCCAATGAACTATTATAACTTATTAAACATAATTGAAAGTCCGGTAGCACAAAACTGGATGGCTTATGCTATTCGTTATTGTCAAGGATATCAATTTAGAGCGGGAAATAGAAAAGTATGGAATGTTACCGGAGCTTCAAATTTGGAGGAGTTAAGAGATAGGACATCAGGTCAAATTCTTCGTAGATTAAAAGAAGATGTTTTAGATTTACCAGATAAAATTATTACACCAGTTTATTTAAGGACATCATCAAAAGAATATAAAGATTTGATGGGTGAATATTATGAATGGTTAGAAAATAAAAAAGAAGAGTCGTCATCACTTACTGTTCAGTTTTCAAAATTAATGAAGGTAAGAAAAGTAATTGCAAATGAAAAAGTAAAACAAACAATTGAGTTTGCTGAAAATATTATTGAGCAAGGAAAGAAGGTTATTATTTTTACAAATTTTACTGACACATTACAACTTATCCATAACCATTTTGGAAAAGAATCTGTTTATTTAGATGGTAGTTGTAATAAAGTACAAAGACAAAACGCAGTAGATCAATTCCAGGATAATGAAAAAATAAAAGTATTTGTTGGGAACTTAAAAGCTGCCGGTGTTGGTCTTACATTAACATCAGCCGAAGTTGTAATAATGAATGATTTATCTTTTGTTCCGGCAGAACACGCACAAGCAGAAGATAGAGCTTACAGATACGGGCAAAAAAATAATGTTCTTGTATATTACCCA